CCGCCCCCGCCGCCGAACATCCCGAACAGACCACCGAGCAGCCCGCCGCCCCCACCGCCGGCGCCGCCCGCACCCGCGCCACCGCCACCGAACAGCCCGCCGCCGCCGCCGCCACCGAACAGACCCGAGAGGATGCCGCCGCCGCCGCCCTGGCCGCCGCCGCCGAACAGTCCACCGAACGCCGACGCGAAGGCGCCCTTCTGGCCGGTCATCGCGCCGAGCAGGCCCTTGAGGAAGCTGTTGACGAACATCCCGAGGATGTCGTTGAAGATGGAGAACAGCGATTCCTTGATGCCGTGCCACAGGCCTTTGAACCGCTCGCCGAAGGTGACGTTGGCCGCGTCCTCGGCCTCGCGCATCTTCTCGAACGCGTCGTGGATGTCGGCGGCCGACGCCGTGCCGCTGGCCTTCAGCTCCTCGTAGTGGCGCTTGGCATCCTCCGCTGTTTTCTTCAGCGTGCCGTCCATGTCGGCGCCGAAGTTGAACAGCAGCCCGCCCAGGTTCGAGAGGATGTCGTCCTTGATGCGCGTGAACCCCTGGCGCACGACGTCGAAGGACTGGACCCAGACGCTCGCCGTGCGCGCGATGTCCTGACGCTTGAGCGCCTCGCCGCGCTCGAAGTCGTCGGTCATCTGGGCGATGGTCATCTCGTGCGCGTGCTGCAGCGCCTGGTATTCCTTTTCGCCCCACGCCGTCGTGCGGTCCAGCCCGGCGGCCCGCAGCGCGAACTCTCGATCGACCTCCTCGATCGCCAGCTGCAGCTTGCGCTGGCCCAGCGCGCGCTCCATCTCGTAGAGCTGCTGTTCGCTGGCGCCGCGCCGCTTGGCCTGCTCGATCTGATACTCGGCCCGCTGCAGCTCGATGTCGTTCGAGGCCTTCGCGGCTTCCCGCTGGGCGGCCGAGATTCGGTTGAACGACGCGAGCTGCTGGTCCGCGGTCTTTTCCGCCTGCGCCGCGTTCTGTTTGTTCTGCTCCTTCGCCATCTCGAAGGAGAGCTTCGACAGCTCGGCGTTCACGCTGTCGATGGCCTTGGCCCAGGCCTTGTGGGCCGTCTCGGCTTCCTTCGTCGCGGCGGTCGCCTTCTGGAGCTTGTCCTTGTAAATCTCGACCACCTGCTCCGACACGCCGACCGCTTCGGCGATGTCCTTCGCCGACTTGCCCATTGCGATGCCCGCCGCGATGTCGGCTTTCTTGGCGACGGAGAGATTGGCCAGCGCGACCTGCGCGGCCTTCAGTTCCTGCGACAGCGTGGCGTGCTGCGGCGCGGCGGCCGCCGCCGCTTGCCCGCCCTGCTTCGTCGCGTCGGTGTGCTCCTTCGTCTTGAGCGTGCCGTCGGCCTGCGCCTGCGCCAGCTTCCGCTGCGAGAGGATCGCCGTCTCGATGTCGGCATCGCTGGCCTTGACGCCGCTGACCCAATTCCGCAGCTTGGTCGCGCCGAACTCGAACGACTCGCCGATCGTCATCGCCGACTCGCCGAACAGCTTGACGTCGCGAATGACCTTGCCGATCTCCCAGCCGGCCATGAACGCGCCGACGACGGCGACCGCCTTGCCGAACAGCGTGGCCGCCGTGGTGGCGGTCCCCATGACGCCGGTGAGGGACGCGGTGTTGCCGCTCATCACCGCCATCAACGCGTTGAGTCCCTTGGTCGCGATGCCCGCCGTCCCGAACGCGCCGACGATGGCACTGGCCGACAGCGTGAGCTGGCCGAAGATAAAGACCAGCGGCCCGATCGCCGCGACGGCGCCGGCGAACCCGACGATCGCCAGCTGGATCGGCATCGGCAGGCCGGCGAAGAACTCGGCGACCTTCTCGATCACCGGCATGAACTTCCCGAACACGTCGACGGCCGCGCGGATCATCGGGAGGAGCGCGTTGCCGAGCGTGATGCCGACGTCCTTGATCCGATTCCAGAGCAGCTTCAGCTGCGACTCGGTCGTCTCGAATCGCTTCTGCGCCTCGGCGGTGAGGGCGGTGTTGCGCTCCCACGCCTTGCCCGCCAAGTCGAGCGAGGTGCGGACGTTGTCGCCCGAGCCCGCGAGTCGACGGAGCAGGTCGGCTTGCCGGAGCTCGGTGAAGCCCAGCTCGCCGAGGGTCTGGTTCAAGTCGCCGCCGGACTTCTGGACCTTGCCGAGTCCCTCGATGAAGTCGCGCGTGGCGCCGGCGGCGTCGGTGCGGAACGCGACGGCGAAGTCCTGCGCGGACTTCCCGGCCAGCTTGGCGAAGGCCTCCAGCTTCGACCCGCCGGCGCTCACGGCGCCGCTGATCTCGTTGAACACCCGCGACATCGCGGAACCGCCCGCCTCGGCCTCCATGCCGACGTTGGCGATGGCCGACGCGAAGCCGAGCACCTGGGCCTGCGATACGCCGACGGTGTTCCCCGCGCTGGCGATGCGCTTGGCCAGCTCGAGGATTTCGGCCTCCGTCGACGCGCCGTTGTTGCCCAGGTCGACGAGGGTGGACGCGAAGTTCTCGGTCGCCTTGCCGGCGGCGCCGAAGATGTTCTGGATCTTCGCGATGCTCTCGGCGGCCTGGTCCGCGGTGACGTTCGTGGTGACACCGAGCAGCGCCATCACGCGCGAGAAGTCGACGATCTCCTTCTTCGGAATGCCGAGCGCACCGGCGGCCTCGCCCAGCCGGTTCAGGTCGTTGACGTTGATGGGGATTTGCTTCGAGAGATTGCGGAACTGCTGCGCCATCGCCTGGAATTCAGGCTCGCTGGCGTTGACCGTCTTGCGGACACCCGCGAAGCTCGACTCGAAGTCGATCGCCGCCTTGGCCGACGAGCCGAAGGCCGCGACGATGGGCAGGGTCAGCGTGGTCGTCATCCGCTGACCGATGTCGCTGGCCTGCTGCCCGATCTGCTTGGCTTCCCGGCTGAAGGCCTTCGCCGAGTCGGACGCCTTCCGCATGCCCGACTCGAACTGCGCGGTGTCGGCAGTCAGGAGCGCGCGAAGAATTCCGACGACGGCGTTGTTGGCCACGGTCCTCTCAGGTGTCCGGGGTCAGGATGTCGGCTGCGGTGAGCACGTCATCCGGGTTCCCCTGCAGCTCGTTGAGCGGGATGCCGGTTTGCTGCGCGAGCTTCCGCAGCTCGCCCGCCATCTCACCCTCGGTCTGTTTCCGCTGATGCCGCGCCGTGAGGAGCGGCAGCAACGCGGGCATCTTTTTGTCCTTCTCCGTCCGAATCCAGATCCAGACCGCCTGCCACGCAAGCGTCGTGTCTCGGTCCCGGTCGTCCTCGCGTCGACGCTTGGCGGCCTCCAGCTCGCGCCAGAACTCGCACGGCGACAGGTCCCAGAACTGCTCCGGCGTCAGGCCTATTGAACGGCCTGTGACGTAGAGTTCGGACCAGTCCCAGCTGGAGCCGCGTGCGGGGGGTCCAATGCGTCGGGCGCATCACCTCCCGCCGTGTCCCTGGCTGGTGCCGCCGGTGGCTCGTTCAGCGCCTGCAGTCGCTGCAGCGCATCGAAGAACACCGCCGGGCCGCCGGCGTCGTCGACGAACTCCCCGGCCTGATCGACCGTGGTGAACTCCGACGCGTGGTACTTCTGGAGCAGGAGCCACACCAGCTGCCGGATGGCGTTGAAGTCCATCTCTCCGGCGAGCGCGATGTAGTCCCCGATCTTTTTCTTGGTCCGCGTCTCCAGCGCCGCCGCCGCGTTCATCGACAGCTTCAGCGTGTATTCCGTGTCGGTCCACTCGACGGCGCCGTCGGCCTCGCGCGTCTTTTTGCGCTTGACCGTGACCAGCACCTCACCCCGTTGCCCGTTCGCCATTGCTCCTCCACCTGGAACGACGCGACCGCTGGGCGCGGTCGCATCGGGTTACGTGCGCGACTACGGCAGCTCGGCGTCGAAGGCCTGGAGCGGCGTCACCTCGCAGGTGAAGTCGACCTTCTCCTCGAGACCGATGGTGCCCGGCTGGAACTTCGTCACCACGCCCCGGAAGGGCCACTCGATTGCGGGCGACCCGATGGGCAGGATGATCTTCATGTTCCGCTCGTCGACGTTGCGCCAGAGCGAGATGAGCCCGCCGCTGGTGAAGCCGTCGCCGCCCGCGTTGGACTGCGAGCCGTGGCTGGGCCGCCAGTTGCCCGAGAGCGTGAACGGTCCGCTGTCGCGGATCGTCGCGAGCTTCTCGTGGTGCCGGTCGGGCGACCGCAGGTGCGTCTTCTGCACGACGGCCGTCGACATCTCGCCCGCCTGGATCTGCATCACGTCGGCGACCGCCGCGAAGCTCTCCGGGCTTCCGTCGTCCTGGCCGACGACGAACTGCGAGCCATAGCCGATGAAAGCCTCACCGGCGTAGTACGTTCCCGTCACATCGGACATGGCTGTTGCTCCTTTAGTCGGTTCGTCACGCGACCGATGGCGCGCTGGTGGTCGTCGGCAGTCGTCGCCGGCGGCACAAGTTTACAGAACCCGCCAGATGACCGAGTAGTCCTGGCGAATGCGAACAAGGCGAAACTCCTCGGGCTCAAACACCGGCACGCGGTCGTAGCGAAAGAGGCCCAAGATTTCGAGCGTAGGCGGTGACCCACCAGCCATCCCCCGAAAACCGGAGATACCGTTGGGCGGACTCACACCCGGCGACCCGTTGATCGCCGTCGCCAGATCCGAGGCCTGCTGATACGGGTCCGTCCCCGACACCGATCGATCCGCGTAGGCGTCGGTCTGGACCCGGGTCTTGTAACAGTTGGTCAGGCCGCGCAGGTGGTACGGTTCGTCCTCCCCGATCTGCGTCACCCGCACCGCTGGGAGTATGGCCTTGGGCGGCAAAAGCAGCTGATAGCA